ACAGTTCTTCATTCACACGCGCATCATTTTGAACCTCATGGCGTAAGTTGTGTTGTTATAATTTCAGAGTCTCACTTCACTATTCATACCTGGCCCGAAGCTTCTTACGCCGCTGTAGATTTGTTCACGTGCGGAAAAACTGTTAACTTGGATCTCGCCATGCGTGAGATTCTATCCTTTCTTCAGGGAGGATATTCTAAGGTCACAACTGTTGAGAGGGGAGCAATCCGTGATGAAAGGTTGGGGGTACCATCTGATATTAGATTTATATGAGTGCGATCGAGTTCTTATTACTAGTGAGAGGAAGCTAAGGGAATTTGTTATCGGACTCTGTGATATACTTGACGTTAAGAGATTTGGTGATCCTATTATCGAATGGTTTGGACGGGGTCCGACTGAAGGGTACACCCTTGTGCAGTTAATCGAGACTTCTCTGGTTTCGGGTCATTTTGCTTTTGTATGCAATGCTGCTTATATTGATGTTTTTAGTTGTAAGGCTTTTGACTCTTTAAAGATTCAGAAATATGTGAAGGATTTTTTTAAGGCGAAGAGGATGGATTCCTCCTTTCTTGAGAGGGGGCGAAATTAAATGAAGTATAAGATTACGTTTTTAGGTTCGAAGGGGATGATTGAAGAGAGCTCTCCTCATCATAAATTAAGAACTGGTATAATTGTTGAGACCCGTAAGACCCGCTTTCAAATAGATTGTGGTGAAGAGGCGTTTTTTGATAAGCTTAAGGATGTAGATTTTTTGTATGTTAGCCATACACATAGCGACCATGTAAGTGGTTTAAAACACAAGGAAATTCCAACGATTCTTGTATGTACTTCTTTAGTACGCCGCCAGTTGATCCGTGACTGGAAGGCTATCCCGACGTCGTTCCGACGGCCCCCATTTAAGCGGGGTGATGTTTCTTTAAAGGCAGTTTCGTGTTTTCATTCGATTCGATGTCCTATGTGGGGCGTTGTTATAAATGACGAAGTTGGCATCTTTACAGATATTATTCGTCCTCGTATTGGATGGGGAACATTAAGGAATCTTCGGGTTTACATTGGTGACGGCTCCGCCATAAATCGCCCTATAATAAGAGTAAAGGAAAAAGGAGGGGAGCCTTTTGGACATACGTCTATGAAATCTCAACTTCGTTACGCTTCCCAGTTGGGTTGGAAGAAAGTCATTTTTACTCATCTTGGGCGTCAACCTGTTTTAAAGGGAGATACAAAAGTAAAGGAGATTTTAGAGAGGGAGGATCTGACTATTGCAAGAGACGGACTTTCAATCGAAGTTTGATCGTGAAGTTCCCAAGTATAGACACAAAACCAGGAAGCGTAAGATTCCTATCTACTGGCGGCCCAAGGAGAAGTACCGAAGGGGTTTGTTTGCATTTCAGGATTGGGTAGTTTTAAGGAGGTATGTGTCTTTGGAGGACGCCAAAAAAGCAGTTAAAGCCTTGAACGATAAGGATAAATGGTTTGAATATAGTTTAGATCCTTATCGAGGAGACCGATATGAAGCTTGAAGTTCCATCTGAATGGATAGAGAAGTGGATTACGAAGGGAGGGAGAAAGATCCCTATTGTAAAGAAGAAATATAGGAAATATTTCCTTTGGATGGTTAGCTTCGTGAGAAAGTCTCCTATAAAGGTTGTTGATTCCCGAACTGTCAATAAAGCGTTGAGTAACGCAGGGTTTGAATCGTATCATTTCTTAGAATTTCCGGCGGTGCCACCTCCTAAGGTTCGTAAGGAGATTTTAGCTCAAATGGACTCTTTTCTTAATGTTATTAAAGGAACACCTTATGAGAAGGAGTTTCAACAGATTAGTTTATCCTTTCATCGTGCTACTACCGCTACCGCGGCTCCTTATGGATTTTATACAGACGCGAACATTTTAAGATCGTCTAATAGTTTGGAGAGGATGCTTACAAAAGAGTTTTATGCAGAGTTTTCTGCTGTTGATAGAGCGCGTATTAGAACCTATTTGGGGATAAAGATTCCAAGGACCTATGGATTTGACCCTGAAGTAGTAAAGTTCGCCGATCTTGCGTTTCCGCAGGGCTCCGGAGCTATAAGTATTCAAGTTTATCCCGTAACTCACCACATTTCCGAGTATGGACACACTTTTTTGCACGAAGCTGGCCACTTTATTCAGAGTCGCTTCTCTGACCGTTTTCCGGGTCACTATGTGGATTTTGGGAGTAAGGTTTATGCTCCTTATATAAGTAGAGTTCTTCCGGACGGTGCTCGGTTTTTTGATCAGTCGGTTAAGAATTACGGGCGTGAACGGTCGTGTGTTAACCGTAATTTTGTACGACTTCGGTTTTATAGAGAGCTTATGCGGGATCCACTCGATACGCCTGTCCTGACTCTCCCTAGTCTTCAGGATCCCGAAGAAGGGTTTTCCGAAGCATTTGCGTTTTATGCGAACGCCGACCCTGAGAAGCGTCGAATCTTGCGGATAAAATGGCCCGAAGCGTACGATTATTTTGACTTCTGGTTGAAAGGGAGGAGATGAGTTCATGTTTGACCTTGAGAAATGGTTAAATGAATACCGCGCGAAACACCCGGGAGAGGATCACTTTTCTTCGTGCCCTTTTTGCAAACATTTCCGTGAGGATTATACTTGTACGGCGTTTCCTAAGGGAATCCCAGATAAGTACTTGAGGTTTAATATTTATCATCTTGAGAAGGACCCTTCTCAGAAAGGGGACAAAATTTTTGAACTATCTTCTCGATTTAAAAAGGAGTGAGACATGTTAAGGATTTTGTACATTTGTAAGGATTTTACAAATTGGATTAGTCTTGGACATTTAGCCTTTAAAAAGGCCCTTGCTGAAGTTGCTGATGTTACTTTTCATCATGAGTCGTGCCACGTCCCAACGTTGTTGGAGAAACTTGCTGATGAGGGGAAGTCTTTTGACTTGTTAATGTTGGGTGAGGCCCCACCTGTTACTCCTCCACTGGGGGGTCTTGCTGAAGTTACGCTTCCTAAAGTTGTTCACTATTGGGACGTTCATAGTTTTCAACATGAACGTCTCCTGTTTGTTAAGGAGAATAAGATTGATTTTGTTATAGTGAAGTATAAGGAAGGGACGTTGAAAGTATTTCCCCGTTTACTTGATGTTGCTCCTTGCGATTGGTTACCTATAGGAGTTGACACGAAAGTTTTTAGAAAGTGGTCTCGCGAAAAGTCTATTGATATCTTGCTTACCGGGGCCATTCATAAGGATGTTTATCCTTTTCGTGCTGCTTATTTAGAAACCTTTAAGAGCTACCCTAATTTTATGCATGTACCCCATCCCGGATACGGACACTTTAGTTCTAAGACTGCAATAGTTCATGACTCTTATGCCAAGCTCTTAAATTCGGCAAAGGTTTGCCCTACCTGTGGAAGTATCTATAATTACCCGGTACAGAAATTTTTTGAAATTCCTGCGTCCTTTACTTTATTGGTAGCTCCTCCGTTTAGAGATCTCGATGAATTAGGTTACGTTCCTGGTAAACATTACTTGCCCGTGTCCATGTCTTCCTTTGAGGAAGAAATCCTGAGCATTTTGAAAGACGAGGATCGGATAGAAGAGATAACCAAACAAGGATATAGTTTGGTTAGGAAGTTTCATAGTGTTGAGGTTCGAGCAAAACAGTTTGTCAATTTGATGTGTAGGTCTGTGTTGGGTATTGAAGAGGAATTTAAGGGGTTACACAGGTTTTCGCTAAAATGAGGATTGCTGTTTTAGGCGCCGATGGTTATTTAGGGTTTGCTCTTGCACATCATCTCTTAAAAGAGGGTCATTCTGTTTTAGGTTTGGATAATTTAAGAAGGGAAGCGTTAGTAGCTCAAACTTCTTCCTATTCTATTATTCCACACTCTTTTGGATCTTTAAAAGACCTTCAAGCTGTTGAGATAGACATCTCTGAATCGGTAGCACTTCGACGCGTTTTGGAGAAGTTTGAGCCAGATCTAATTGTTGATTTGTCTCGCGTATATAGTCCCTTCTTGTTTCAGCAACATAGTCAGTTGCTATGTGTTGAGAGTCTTAATAATGTTATTTCTTTAACATATGCACTGCATAAGTCTTCTATACAGCAAGTTCCTGTATTTGTAGTAACTGACCTGAACTCTTATTACCCTTCTCGCTTACCTCTCCCTGAGAAGCCTCTTATGATTCATCATAACGAGTTAGAGGATTTTCTTCCTTTCCCTGTTAAGGGAGATTCTTTTAACCAATGTACAGAAGCTTTTGTACAAATTTTACTCTCTTATATTCGAAGGCAATTTGCACTGAAGGTTGTTGATTTACGAGTGGGATCCGTCTTTGGTGTATACCCCGAAGAGGAACCCTTACACCGACTTCACGTAGACAGATTTCATGGTACCTACATTAATTACTTTTGTGCAAGGGGAGTCCGGCAGGGAATTGTTAACGTCCCTTTTGAGGGTTTTTACACAATTTTGTCAGTTCGACAGTTTGTTGAAGGCTTTTCGTACCTTTTGACGAAGAAGATTGATAGGCCAGTTGTGCATTTATTTGATCGAATGGTAAGCTTTCAGGATCTTATTTATAAAATAAAACATATTTTTGCTGAGGACTTTGGGTTGCGATTACGGGTTGGGTTTTTTTCGCGAAAATTGTTTGAATTTACTTGGAACCAATTTGTTCGAATTGAACGGAACCTCTTGAATGAGTTTTTTTCTGATAGTACAATCGATTTAGAGTCTGATTTAAGAGCGTTAATTGATGTTTGCTTTGAAAGAAAGAAGCAAATAACAACCTTACCTCGTTTTTTATGGTAACGGAGTAATGTGATGAAGGTTTTGGTTTTAGACGATGATGCCTTGATGAGAACTTATTTTAAAACGCTCCTTGAGGGTAGATTTGAAGATTGTGAATGTTGTACTTGTGAGACGATTGAGGAGTTTAAAAAGCTGAACGTTGAAGTAAAACCCGATTTTTACATTTTGGATGTTGTTGTACTTAATGGGCAAGTATTCTCGGTTTTGGATCAGTTTGATCCTTCTAGAGCTATTTTGGTGACCGGTTATGCCTCAGATAGAGTACGTAAGGTTGCCCAAATTTGCGGGTTTCATGGTGTTTTGCCTAAACCAGTAGATAATGAAGTTTTGGGGGGAATGTTGGACTCGTTGCGTTTGAAGGTCTCGATGGATCCTCAATTAAGGTCAGGTCTAACAGCGCTAATTAATGTTTATCCGCAGGTCTTTAATATTCTTGCGAGGAACTTAATTGACGGACAAAAAGTTCAAAAGTGTGTTGAGATTATGGGAGCGGCATTTGAGGCCAACGTCGTTGTTTCACCTTTTGAGAAGGATGGTACCGTAAGCTTTCCCCTGTTTGGTTACTTTAAAAGTGACGTATCCTATCCCCTAGGGGGTTTTGAGCTGCCTGCGGGTTGGCTCGAACGACTTTTAAATGATGAGGTTGCTGTTTACGTAGAACACGAACTTGATGATCCTTTGAATTGGTTTGGAAATAAGATAGGCCGTGCATTAGCAGTTCCTGTAGCAGGTGAGGAGATTGGGAAATGGGGTTTCATGGTGGTTTTTGATGAGAAAGAGATACCCTTTTCTAGAGAAGAGATTGAGTTTGTAAAAAGTTTCGCTTCGGTTCTTGCGCTTGCTTTGTTAAGACTACAGCACAATACTACTCTCAGAGCAGTACTTCAAAACGCGATTACGGGGACGCATGCGTATCAATGACCGAATTAAAACAGCTTTCTACAATCGAGGAGTTATTAGTTGAACTTGTTAAGGGGAATACATCTACTAATGAGAAGTTAATTGAGCGAATTGCTTCTTTAGAGAAGAAAGTAGCTGAGTCGTGCCAGGCTCAGTCTAAATGTGCTTCTGATGTGAAAGAGGTGAAGTTACGAGTTGATGATGTTTGGAACTCCTTAAAAGGGATACTCACGAAAGTTTTGTTAATTGCTGGGTCCGTAAGCGCGATAAGTTTTATCTTAGGTTACTTCCTTCGAGGCTAATTACATTTCGGTGACCTTAAAAGGGACCTTTCGAAGAATCAAGTTATATACCGGAATACAGTTCTGGTGTACTCGCCCTTTTATTGTTTTTATTTCAGGCCTTTCTTCTACCGGAAACATTCTTTGTAGTCTTATATAGAGAGGGACAAAATAGTAAATAGGAAGCTTGGGAGCGAGAAAAAGATGGTATGCAGGCGCGTAATGTATAAAGTTCTTTATGAGAATCAGTTTGTCCGGTAAACTGCTCAAAATTTTTCCTAAATCAATGGAAATGGGTTTAGCGTTCCCTTTTGGGAACATGGGGGCATACTTTCTACTGAGCATCTTAGGAGTTACTTCGAGGTTATAGACGGATGCAAATGTTGAAAATGGTGTTCCGTAGTATGAATTTGACCAGTGTACATAGTGGGGTAGGAATTTATTAAGACTTTCTCTTGCTAGTCGGGCGATAGGGTCATCTTCGATCTTAAAAGGGGTGAAAATCATAAAGTCAAGGTCGTGTGGAGTTCCGTAGAAGATGGATCCAGTGACAATAATGAACGGATTTTTGATTTGGAACGGCAAAATCCTATCGAGTCCCCTTTTAACTCGATGTGCATTGACACCCCTTTTATTAAGTTCCTTAACTATAAGTTTGTCCAGGTTTAAGAGTTGAGAGAGTGACAAGCCCCCTGCGCCCTTTTTAGTTTTGCGGGCCTTTTTAATCAATGCAATTATGATGGAGTGCTTAAAGATTAAATCTTTTGTCGAGATTTTTGATAAGTTTGCGCCCAAAAGCTGTGCTATTTTCATTTTTACTCCTTGCTTCGTTAATGTGTTTTTTAGTATAAAGATGAAAAAAGTTGAAGTCAACCCGTAGCAGGAGGGAGATTTGTGGAAAGACAGCTCGAAGAGAAAAAGGAACAGAAAGTTCGAGAGAAGGCAGTAGGTGAGGCTTCAATATCGACTAGCCTGGCCTTGAGTTTGACGTCCATTCTTTCTGCGTCTGAGCTACGCCAAATTTATCGAGAGACTAGTATTGTTAGACGTTGTGTAGAACAGATTGCCAGTGCAGTTGCTGATTTGCCACGGGAGTATGATGTACAGTTAGGGTTAAAGAAGAAAGAAGTTGTTGATCTCATATTCGTTCGCGAGACTGTAACTGGAGAAACGTTTCGAGATACTTTGATTGCTTTGACTGTAGATATACTTGTTTTGAACAGGGGTGTTTTGGTTCCTTTGAAGACTGTCGGTGGTCGTTTAACCGGTTTTACCGCCAGAGATGCAGCGACTTTTCATCCTGTTTATGAAAGGGATGGGCGCCTGCGCGGGTATATTCAACAAGTTGGACTCGGTAAGGTTTATCGCTTCCAGCCGGACGATTTAGTATATATACAACTTGTTCCTAAAACTTACGCGAGCGAAGGAATTCCTATTCTCGAGTCCTTAACTTATGAAGTTGCGAGTCTTTTAAAGAATCTAGTTAAGAGCGACCCTGACTCCCGAAAACCAATTGGTGCCTTTATATTCCCGGAAGAGCTTAGCGAAGACGTAGTTAACAAGTTTCAGGAGGACTTAACTTCTCTGGTTGCTGGTGATAAAGTAAAGATCCCTATTGTATGGGGTGCGGGAAAAGGCGAGTGGATTGAGTTAGTAAAACAGTTTGATATTCAAATGGTGTCTACATTCTTAGATAGACTTGACTGGTTAGTACGTAGTGCTTTTGGATTCGTCCCACCCGGGAGTAGTTTACTTCAGGCGGAGTCCAATGAAGATTTGATGTACTCAACACTTGTACCTACTGTTGCACGAGCGATTCAGAATCGTTTGAACAGATTTCTTAAGCCGTATGGGGTAACATTTAAGTTCAAGGTGCCACCCGCTCATTCTCTCCAGAGAATAATTGAAGGGACAAAATCGGGGTTGATTTCGCCTAACGAAGCAAGACAGTTTATGTACCTCCCTCCAGTGAAGGGAGGTGATCAGATTTCTGTGATGCAACCTCAGGGATTGACACCTTTGGGTAAATCGCAACAACCTTCTCAAGAAGAGCCGGTTGTACCGTTAACGGCCCCTGAGCACGAACTTGATCTTACCCGAGCACTCTCGCTTGAGAAGGTCGAGCAACTGAAGAATTTGTCACTGCTTCCTGATGAAAGAACGGCCAGGTTTGTGTTGAAACGAATGAACCTTTTGAAATCGATGCAAGATGATTTAAAGAAGTTATTGCTAGATTATCGTTCCTCGTTTGAAGAGCGGGTTATGTTACGTCAGACGGCATCTGTCCTCCCTTCTTACGTACCGCTTCTTTTATCGGTTGAAGGGATACTTGACTCATATGAAGAGGACGCGGTAGATCTTGGTTATGAGCGAGTAGCTCAATTTTGGGGGTTAGACACTTTTGACAAAGACGTGATTAATAAGGAAATTGAAGAACACGATCGACGCCTGCGGGAAGAAGCCATTCGGAATTGGAAGAATCGGTTAGATACTATACATAATGAGGCAAAAAGAGGTAGTTGGGAGCAGGTTAAGAAGGATTTTGACAATTTCATGCGCTCCGTTATCGCCATTGCAGGATTTGTTACACTCTTTGCAAATCTTCCGCTGGTTCTTGTTTCAAGGCTCTTTGAGGAAACTCAGGGAGTTCTTTTGAGGTGGGTAGGTATTAGTGATGATGTTACATGTTATGATGAAGAGACACGGGTGTTAACGGATAAAGGCTGGAAGTTTTTTAAAGACTTAGATGGATCGGAGAAGATGTTGAGTATTAATCCTAGAGACCTGTCCCAAGTTGAGTGGGTGAAACCGGTTGCTTATCAGTCATTTGAGTACGACGGGGAGATGATTCATTTTGAAGGTAATCAGACTGACCTATTAGTAACCCCCGACCATCAATGTTTTGTATATGTTGGAGAGGGACTCAGGAGAACTCTTTCTGAAGATTTAATTAAATATGCAAAGGTTTCTTTTTATCACAAAGTTCCTTTAGGGATTGATTCAGTCCCTAGTGACTTAAGCTTTGTTAGCGATGCGGTAATACATCGTACTTATTACAAGGGCAAAGTTTACGATGTGACCCTTCCTAAGTGGCACACTCTTTATGTTATGAGAAACGGTAAATGTCTCTGGAGTGGTAACTGTGAAGATTGTGCAGCACTTCAGGGGAGAGTTTTTAGGCCTTCTATGTTAGAGTTACTCCAGACTTGGCCCGGATACGGAGTTAGATGCGGGCATAACTGTAGATGTGTTCTTGAGCCTATTTCAAATATATCTCAGGCAGCTGTGAATAAGTGGATTGGGGAGAAAATAAGTTTAAAAAATCTTCACGTTCCGGCGAAAGAAGTAGCACTCGCTTTTTCGGATATTGTTGAACGTATCGATAAAAAGATAGTCGATGCGTTAAAGAAAACCCCTCAGTTACGCGAACCTTCATACGTTTCGTTATTTAAGGAGGTACGTTTACACAAGGCGCTTACGCAACCTAGATACGACGCAATTCGAAATGTTCTTGAGATTCCGGCATCGTTTTCCGAGGATCAGATTCGCGCAGCTTTTGTTGATGCGACGGCTTTAAATATCCTTCTTCGGCAAAATTTTCAATATCCAAGCTCTCCGTTTGTTGCCGAGTTGATGTCTGTAATGGAGAGGGCGAGAAAGTCGTTGTGGGATGGTTATTTAGAGAAGTTTTTGCCTGCTGAATTGAAGGATCCGTGGTTGGAAGGGAACTTTGAGCCTTTCAAGGATTTGTCCTTGAAGCTTTTTGATCTCCCTCCTAAGGCTTACTTTGACTCTCGAGAGTTTTTTATTCACATGTTTCGGGCGTCGATTTTTAGCCCGCATAGAGAGGATATCGTTGGGATGACCGCTTTTCGAGAGCTTCTCGCTGCGAATTTCTGGTCCCCAACCTCCTATGCAAAGTGGATAGATAGGGTTCGCAAAGCCCGTACGGCTCCTTGGCGAGCGACTCAAACTCCTGAAAAGATTCTTTCGCGAATATCGCATGTTGATTCTGAGTTTCGTGATAAACTGATGGATATATTACAAGCACACCCCTCGTTAAGAGTATCATCCTTTTGGGACGGCCTGGCGAGTATTAAATTATCCGATGTCTCTCGTTATGACGCCTCTTATTCCTTGGAAGGATCTTATAAGGATTTTTCAAAGTCGTTTGTCGGTTCCATAACGACTACAGGAGATACTTTTCAGTTCCTTCACGAGTTAGGGCATCATGTTTTTGAAAGACATTTTGTTGCGCGTTCTTCAATGAGAGATGCGTTTGCCTTTGTTTATAGAGAGAGGATTTTAATACCTTTTTATGAACAGACTCTGCCCTATCTTACCGAAAAAGAGGCCCAGAAATTTATGGGGTACATGAGCGAGATGTTAGACGCGAGTGAAAAGAATACGTTAGGCAGCTTTTTTTTGGGATCAAGAGACATTTTTAGGGACGAAGTCTTTAAGCCTATTTATCCTAAACTTCAAACGGCATTAAGAAATTGGGCCCTTCCCTTGCGCTTGTACTCGTTGCAGAGTATCGACGAATCTTTTGCGGAGGTTTTTGCTACATACATAAGTAATCCTTCTATCTTGTATTTTAGTGACCCTGAGTTGTTCCTTTTTATGGAGTCACTCCTTCAAGACCTTGTTGTTAGACCTGAAACTCTTATTAGCAAGCATCCTATGTGGCAAAGAGTTTTTGAAGCTTTGACGCGCCTCGGCTTGACGAGGGACCAAGTAAAAGGGTTAACTCCACAGCTATTGTGGGCACATGTTAAGGAGGATGTTGGTATCGAGGAACTGGTCGGGTTGTTTGAGGGCGCAGCTAAAAAGGAGGGCGAAGATATTCGCAAACGCATTAAGGACGCGATCGATAAATTCTTAAGAGCACCTGAGAAGGAGAAGATGCCAAGCAAGGAACCAAAACCAAAAGAGGTTCCAAAGAAAGCGAAGGCAGCACCTCCTAGGAAGACGCTCGTTACTCTTAAAGACGTGCGAGATCTTCTTGAGAAGACTTTAAAAGTTAAGAAAGAGGACTTAGATATCTTGATGGATAAGATAGTTTCCGCTGTAACGGAGGGCAGGACGAATTTGGTTGATATTTATGAAAAACTCTCTACCTTTAAAACACGGAAGGAGGCTACGAAGTGGCTAACCAGTTTGTCAAAGAGATAGAGTCTAAGATTGGGTATATTGTAGATAAAGATGGTACATTAGTAGGGACCTGGTTGTGGAAGGAAGGAAACATGTCTGTTAGTACAAAGAACCGATTTCTTCAAGAGGCTCTCTCGAGAGGCGTTCAGTTAGAGGGGAGTGAGCTCGTTGAAGGAGAAGTTCGCTTGAGTTATTCCCCAGTAACTGTTCGGTTGGTGAAGTTTACTCCTGAAGAGCTCGGTTCTGTATTAGCTCCTGATTTTTATTGTATTACTGATAAGGAAAGGGCGCAGAAGAAAGTGGTACTTCCTGCAAACGCGGGGAGTCATAATCGCACTCTTAAACAGGTACATAGAGGTTACGTACTTGAGCGTTTGAGAGGGCGAGATATAACGATAGGGGTTTGGTTTTATTCGCCCGAAGGTGTCGTATGTCGAACGAATAGCAGAACTTTTAATAAAGAGTTTCAACAAGTCAAAGAGAAACTAACAAGGATTGTTTTTACAGATGGCGGTGTAAAGGAGGTACCTTTGAAGTTCTCTGAGGCAAATTACTTTGATATTAATTTGAAACTGCCTTCTCGGTACTTTCTTGTACCGAGTTGGGGAGTTGAGATTCCTCAGGAGGAAATGTTTAAAGATGTCAAAGAAAGTTAAAGACGCTTTTGGACTCCCTTCTATTGAGGATATAGATATACCTCCAATACTGGGCTTGGGGAAGTCGGAGGTCGTTGACGATCCTGTTGAGGACTTTGAGGAAGAAAGTTCCGGTTTGCCGGAGCAAGAAGCGATTGATACCATTGCTCAGCGGATCATTAATGTACTTCGAGAGGATGAGAGCATTAAGCCTAAAAATTGGGGTGACATTCTCCGTGGTTTGGAGTTAGTATTAAAATTCAAACACGAATTACACGGTAAACGCAAAAAGGGTGAGGAAGATCTCGCATATCAAGCGTTACAGGAGTTTAAAGAAGTCGTAGATGCCTTTTCAAAGTTTAAAGCGAAATAACTTACATCTTTCTCTTAAGAATCTTCGAATCCTTTGCCAACATAGCTTCCTTCACTATTTGATCTTTGTTTTTGGTTTCCCTGTATCGGAAATGCATAGAGAGTGGATCGATGCTCTTATGGCGCACTCGCGCGTAGTAATTGCCGCTCCTAGGGCGCACTCAAAGACGACTGTTGTTTCTGTCGCGTACTCCACCTGGTTAATTGGGCGTAACCCTAATATAAGGATAAAGATAATAACAAACTCGATTGATAAAGGGCGTGAGATTTTATCCGCTGTTTCAAGTACACTTCTCTTTAACAAGAGATATCAATTTGTGTTTCCCAACATTAGACCTGCCAAGACACGGTATTGGACTAAGGACCGATTATATGTTGAGAGATCGTTGGTTCTGCGAGATCCTACAATTGAGGCAAGGAGTATCTTATCGACAGGTGCTGGAGGGAGATCGGATGTTGTGATCGGTGATGATATGGTAGATAATTTAAATTCGGTAACAGCGGGATTACGGAGGAAGGTAAAGGAAGCGTTTTATGATACTTGGATGAATACCCTTGAGCCTCAAGGAAATCAGGCTGTTGTAGTTGGAACTATTTGGGACGACGATGATCTTCTTTCCGAGCTCCTTCGGAATAAGGATTGGGGATTTCGAAAAGTTTGGTCCATAAATGATAATTTTGATCCTCTTTGGCCACAGGTTTGGACACGAGAGAAGCTTTACAAGAAATGGAAAGAAAATCCACTGGCTTTTGATAAGGGCTTTCGTCACCGTCCAACACGTGTTGATAATGCGCTCTTCCCTCCTGATTGTTTTAAGCAGCGAGCTGATTGGCCTCTTTCTCCTGGATCTAATCCACCTGAGTTCAGTAACACCGATCCTTCAATATTGAAATGTTACTTTGGGGTTGATATCTCCGCAGGTAAGTCGGAGGATTACTCGGTTATCTTCGTAACACGTGTTAATGTTGAGACACTTCTTCGTTGGCCCGTAGATATAGTTAGATTAAAACAATCGTCCCCTGACGTTACGCGCAAGCTTATTCGTATGTATAGACATTACCAGCCCGAAGTTATTATGATTGAGTCAAACGCAACTCAGTCAATGATGCAAGACTGGATTGCGGAAGTTAGTAAGTTACCATTGAAACCTTATTACACTGGGGTTCAGAAGCATCTCATTTCTGTTGGTATTCCCTCTTTGAGGGTCGAGCTCGACAATAATATGTGGGCGATACCTTCTTGGAATCACCCTCTTGAGTGTGAATGTGCCTGGTGTCAGTGGAAAAGAGAAGTTCTAGCATATCCCTATAGTAAGAAGGATGACACGGTTTTCGCATGGTGGTTTAGTCGTGAGGCCATTCGATTATTTCTAGAAAAGAAGAGAGCGGGGAGTGGGTATGTTGTTGTCGAGCTCTAACATCTTGCCTAGAGTTTAGTAGGCGGCTTTAATTAGGTTATGGGAGAAAATATTACATCAAAAGACTTTAAGAGGTATGTGGCCCCTTTTTTAGTTTGGTGCGAGGGGAAGTTTGATTATGTACTTCACGTGCACTGGGCAAGTGTGTTACACGGAGATTTACGTATGGGATATTGTGGTGATCCTCGTAGCATGATCGGCGTTACCCTCTTTATTTATAAATCAGGGGCTGTTAAACATCGACCTAATGGACTAGAGGGTTGGTCTGAGTTTCTGAAAGTTATAAAGAACCCTAAAAATTTTAAATTGGATTTTAAAACTGGAGAAATACAAGGCCAGCGAAGCTTGGCGGCTACTGTAAAACTTCCGGAATCTAAAGCTTGGATGAAAGTTAAAAAGTACATTTCCCCGCCAGGTACGGTTGGAGCAAGGGCGCTACGGAAGTGGTGGTCTTACATGACTGTCGTAGATAGAGGTAAAGTGGAGCATTTGACACGGAAGTTAGATGAATTTGAGTTTTATTTTACGGAGGGAAAAGCGTTTAGAGGGAGATACATTCTCCGTCCCTTTGGTAAGGATTTTACATTTTTTACTGCCGGTGCTCAACCTACTATTGTTGGAACAACACAGAAGCTAGAAGAAGGTAAGGAGATTAGTGGATTTCTGTGGATTAAAGCAAAGGATCAGACTCCCTACATTCTTTCTTTACGTGCTGTAAAAAAGCGATTTATTCCACCTGTGCATGCCAGCGGGCTTCCAGTGGAATTAAAGGCGAGAATTCCTAGAGTTTTTCAGTATTGGAATATCGAGTCAAAGGCAAAACGTCTAAAGGTTAGAGACAGTTTGGTTTTGGCGTTAAAAAGTCAAAAGCAATATAAGTTTTTGAAAGAAGGGAGTTGGAAAAAGGTTAATTTAAGGGTGTGAACGCGTACCCCTTGCCATAAATTAGCTTCTCGGTGACTTTAAGAGAAAAAAGTTGCTCGAGAGAAAGGAGGTGTAAAATGAGGTTTGATAACGGATTGTTCCAGATAAACCCTGATTTTATTCGTGCTCCCGAAGATGTAACCCAGAAGATTGCTCGGCCAGGTGAACTTGTTATAGCCGGTTACGCTACCACTTATGATAAGGGGTTGGATAATGCTATAATTTCTAGAAAGGCACTGACCAATGCTTCTCAGGATCTTAAGAAGAGAAAAACTGTTCTTTTTAACCACAATCAGGATCTCCCTATTGGACGGATCCACGAGGCTAAACTAGATGATAAGGGTTTATTTGTAACTGCAGTTATTGATCGATCCGAGGAAAAGATTCAAGATAAGATAAGGTCAGGGACCCTAAACAAGTTTTCGATCCGTGGGCGGATTCTTTCTTCTCATGAAGAGTGGGACGAGAATTCGAACAAGGCAACTTCGGTTATAGATGATTTGAAGCTACTCGAAGTATCCGTTGTTTCCGTTCCTGCAGTTGATGAAGCAGAAATCCAGTCCTGGTATGTTCAACGGAGTGCGAATGACGATGCATTTACCTCTTTACAGAGGGACGTAACTTTAGAACAAGGAGGTGATAGTATGGGTGACAAGAAAACAGAAGAGCTGGAGACACAGGAGAAAGAGGTCAAAGAGGAAGATCTGACTCCGGAAGAGGAGGGTACTGAGGAGCTGATGGAAGCCGTTGAGTCTAGTCAGCTCGAACTTCTGCTTGACCTTGATGAACGTGTTTCCTCCCTTGTTGAGCGAACGGATGAGTTGCTCAAAGCGGCGAACTTGGATGCTATAATGAAGAAGCTCGACGATGTGATGGCAATGCTTGAAAAGATTTGGGATAAACTGGAGAAATATCCTTATCCCTATCCTTACCCCGCAAAAAAGTCTGCTGAAGAGGGATCGGCAGAAGAAGGCGGTGAAGAGGAGACCGCTTCTGCACAGGAGAAGCCTACAAGTGAGGTTCTAGAGAGTGTCCGCGCTCTTGCGGAAGAGATTAAGGAGTTAAAGGAGACTGTAGTGGTCCGAGGCGAGAAGACGGAAGAGACACCAGATGATGTAGTTCGACGGTTTATTGAGTCGGACGAGTACCAGAACGCCGAACCTTCTGAGAAGATGCGGCTTCTGTGGAATTTTATGGAAAAACAGAAAGGAGGTGAGCGGTAATGTTGAATCCTATTTCGGAACTTCGAAGGGCACTTGCAGAGAATACTGGCGGAGGTTATGAGGGGATTGCCGATATTCTCCCAAAGGAGGTTGACAAGATCATTACCCAGATGGTCGAGCATCTAAACCCCCTAAGGCAGAACCTTCCCAGGAAGCCCGGCTCAGGTGCTGGCGTTTATATTAATAGGCGAACTCCTGGTGCTACTAAGGCTGCGTTTTATTCTGATACTGATTCTTTTGACGAGGAGACCGGTACCTATGCGCAGGTTGCATTTTTGTATAAGACCATCGGTACGCAAGGGAAGGTTACTCGTAAGGCCCGTGCAATTGGAGCTAAGTACGTCGACCTTTTGACTGCTGAGATGGAGGCCAAAGCGGAGGATTTTAGAGACAAAGAGGAGTACGCAATTTGCTGGGGCGACTCCGATGCGGATTCCAAGGAGTTTGACGGCTTGTATAAATTGTGTGACGCCTCGAATATCATCCCTGCTGGTTCGAACTCTTCAGGCGGAGATTTGACCTTGGCTCTCTTAGATCAAGCTCTTGATGCTATTCGCGGTATGCCCGGTATGATCGTATGTTCTAAGAGAACCCGAAGGAGAATAAGGGCCCTTATGCAAACCCAGCAAAGGTTTATCAACACAGTAAAGGTTAGGGGTGGTTTTGAGGTTTTGAGCTATAACGAGGTGCCCATCCTGGTTAGTAACCAGATTCCTGATACACAACAGGTAAGTGCAACTTGCGCTACTATTACGTCGTTAACCGGTGGGAGCTTGAGTACTCTGTTCGTTGTTGATTCGGAGAAGGTCTATATCTCCGAGCTTACCCCGCTTAATGTGCAGCCGCTAGCGAAAGAAAGTAGCCAGTATGATAAGTTTGATATTTTCGCTGATGAAGTCCTCGTCGCACGAGATCCTCTGGCGATCTCTTGTATCATCGGTATCAAGTAATACTTTTTTCCAAGAGGTAACAGAAAAACCCCCAGCGTGTGCCGCGTTGGGGGTTTTTTATTGCTTCTTGGGAGGTAAAAAAATCCTTGCTTTTTTCGAGAGGGGTTAGTTAAAACTATTTAGAAAAACGAAGAGAGAGGAGGTTGTCGTGATAAAGTTAGAGTATAAAGGTCCTTATGAGGGTGAATATTGGGAAATTCCCACTTACGGAGAGATTGTTAGGGTAAGAAATGGCAAGTGCGAGGTTAAATATGAGGATACTGCCCAAACTCTGGAGATGCACGGGTTTGTACGCGTGTCGAGTAATGGAAATAATACTCCCGCCCAAAAAGTTGAAGTTTCCATTGACTCGCCTCCTGTATTACCACCTGAGACAGGGAAAGAACGGAAAGTGGTTGAGATGTACAAGAATGGGAACGCTTCTGTTTCAATGATCTCAAAGACGCTTCGTATAAGTAAGAAAAAGGTTGAGAAAATTCTTGAAACTTATAAAGACTACATTGATTCGGGAGAAAAAAATGTTTAAGCAAGTTTACGCGGGAAGTGATATTAAGTTACAGTTTGACTTTGTTGTGGGAGGTCAAACTGTAGCTGTATCTCAGCCCAAGGCAGATATTTTTGACCCTTACGGAACTAAGGTTGGGACAGTAAATCTTGTTTTCACTGGAGGGCATTACATAACTTATTGGACTACTCCTTTTGCCACACTGGGGTCCTACTTTGCTGTAGGAAGAGGAAAGTACGGATTTGAAGACGTTCTTTCAAATTCTCAGGAAAGATTTGATGTTGTTAATGCTCTTGCAACCGAGCTCGTAACGTTGGAAGAAGCAAAAGAGTATCTTCGCTTGGATGATTTTTCTGAGGATTCTTTTGTGAGAGCCCTTCTTCAGGCGGCCTCCGCCGCGATTTTGAAATACACCCAGTTAAAGCTTGGACAACATAGCGAGACTGAACGATGGGTGTTAAAGGAGGCCGTGCAGTACGAGCTTAGGTACTTTCCAATCTCGAGTATTACAGAGATTACGCTTGATGAGGTAGATTTAGTTGCGGATGAGGATTATTTTGTTGATTTATCAACGGGGCTTATAAAGTTTTTTTCCGCTCAGTCAGGATTTTTTGAGTGTACTTATACTTTTGGCCTTTCCCAGATTCCCTCACCAGTAAGACTTGCTTGCCTTAAGCTTATTTCGGCGCTTTACAATCTTCGCGAATCCGAAGGCTTTTCAAGTCGGCGTTTATTGAGTAACGTTGAGAATTATTTACGTGATGAAAAGATGGACGTAATGTTTGAGATAAGGAGTTTGTTAGCTCCTTACAAGCGAAAATTGATTTAAGGAGGTTATTATGGATAAGCTTATTACTGCTATAGTCCCTACGTCTGAGGATACCGTTTCGTTTCTGGATACAGTTCTCCCACTTAAGGCCGGAGGTATTCCCGTCGTTGTTGTTGGACAAGATCAACGTGAGCTTTCACGCGCATTGAATTGTCGTATTTATGAGGGGGGTAAAACTTTTGGAAGGAGACTTCTTGCAGGGTTGAGAAAAGTTGAAACGGAATACTTTGTATTTTTTCAGGCGGGGGTCGTTCTTTCTGACCTCAACTTTCTTAGGGAGGCTGTTGAAATTTTATCTATTCCGGAAGTAGGTCTGGTCGTTCCTGCTCTTCCACGTGCAGCAGGGCCTCAAAGTTATAAGAGAAAGGAAAAGGGGACTCTTGTGCGTGTTTCCCCTCATTGCTTTGTATTTAAAACGAAGGAAGCAATTTCTTTGTTTGAAAAGCTAATTCTGAAGTTACAGGATGAAAGAATTGTTCAACTCGCGAGTTTTGAATTAATGAAGTTGGGTCGATTTGGTTATGTTCTGCCTTCATATGTCCTAGACGTCGAGGATACAAGTAGTCGGAAGCTTGATTCTCGATTTGTTTCGAATAAGCTTGAACCCGTATTGATATACCGGTATACACGTTCTCCTGAGGTCCCTGTCAACGCCAAGTCTTTGTTTGAAGATGTCATAACGTGTGACGTCTTAAATATTCCTGAAATTAAACCCGGGAAGCTGATTTTTGTTCTTAAGGAGGGGGAAGATTTTACGGAGAACTTTACTAAAGAACATTTAGCAAAGCTTTGTAATAATCCAGATCCATTTGTCTTTGCATACCAGTTTCCTATTTTGAGGTCTTGGAAGGACGGGTGGTTTATAAAGGATCAGGTTACATGGGAGGTTCGAGCGTTTGCCTCTTTTGAGAAGATTGCGTCGCGAATTCTTATTAACCCTTATTATAGTCAACAATTACCTTATGAAGGGACTCGTCCTGTCAATGTTTCAATAGTTAAGAAAGTTTCTGATCTTCCTTCTAATAGTACAGTCGCAGAGATTAGAACTCCTACTCTAACTATTGCGTCTATGATGAAGAACGAGATGAAAAACTTGCCAACTTACTTAAGCGCTGCGATCCCCTTTGCTCAACAGGTTGTTCTGGTTGATACCGGCTCAGAGGATGAGTCACCTGATTTCGCGGAGTTCTTTGGGGCTGAGGTTATAAAAGCAACGCTTAATAAAGACTTCTCTAAGATAAGGAATTTGTATTTAAAGGTGGCGAATGGCCTGTGGTTGTTCCAACAGGACCTCGACGAAGTTGTTGATTATAAGCAAATTTACTCCATTATGATGGAAGCACCTGAGGATACAGAAGCAATTCAATTACAAGTTCACAATCTGACGCCCCAAGATGGCGTGATTATTTATCAAGACGCAATTCGATTGATCAAGCACCCACGAACCTGGTACTACTCGAACAGAGTTCATGAAACTGTTGAGAGGTGTGCTTCTGAAGAAAATCGCAGAGTATCCCGTGTTGATAATATTGTCATCTATCACTTTGGGTTTCTTTCTCCCAACATGAAGGAAAAGCTCTCGCTTTACCGTGAATTAATCTCGATGCAAATAAAAGAGGAACCTGAAAATCCTATGCCGTACTTTAACCTGGCTCTCGACCTTTTGAATGAGTATGAGGAACACCCGGAGAATCTTGACCTCGCATTAAAGCTTTTATTACAAACTATCTCGCTCCATCCCAGCTTTGCCCTTGCTCAGTATGAAGTTTCGAGAGTATACTGTCAAAAAGCTCTTGAGGCAATTGAGAGAACACTAGAATATGTTCCTCCTAACCATCCAATGCTGAACGCCATTAGAAAAGTGTACGGCCCCTTGAAAGAGTATACTGAAAGGTACATTGTAAAATGACGAACTTGGTAGGGCTTCATTATCGACAGCGGATTTATACGGTACGAAGGTACGCGGCGTGCCTTAAATCCGCTGTATCGTGTAGGAAGGACGAGTTAGTTTCTATTGGAATAACACTGATTCAGCCTGAGGCTCCTTTGCGCGTAGCGCTGCTGGAAGGCTCCTCAAGCGTTATTTGTACTCTTACTGGAGGATCGACATCAGAAACGTTGACCCTGACCGGATTTAGTGCGGTTTATACGTCAAATAGGTTTTCTAGGTTGGATACTGTTATATGTAACCGTGATAGTGCACTTTCGATTTATGCAAATGAAGAAGTCGGTTTTGATTTAGGCCAAGTTACAGGGGCAATTTATACGGATAAACGTGCTATTGGAACGGACGAGTTTGGTCGAATAACGTTAGTTTCTACGAGCGTCTTGGTATGTTTACCTGGTGTTGATATTTTCTCCGGTGATGTTTTAATAGATCAGGAATCCAACGAACACTTTTCTGTTATAAAGGCGCAGCAAGCTTTCGACAGAAAAGGGAGACTTCATCATTGGGAACTTGACGTAGTTCAAGTTAGGGAAAGATGAAACTCACAATTCGTTTACCTTCTGCGGCAAAGTTTACTAAAGATCTTAGAGAAAGGAAGAAAAGATCCGTTGATGTTATTTTCAACGAGCTTCAAAAGCTCACGAGCGGTGAGTCACTCTCTAACAAGAAATTGCGTGAGTTGAAACATCCTTATTCAAGAAAGAATCCTGCTATATTAACCCCATTAGTTCATGTGCGAACAGGGCGCTTAAAAGGATCTATGCGGAAAACGGACGATGGGGTAGTTTTTGAGAGTAGAGACGCCCCGTATCTTGAGTATGTTGTAAAAGGTACAAAGAGGATGATTCCTCGGGATTTTGTTAAAGCTGCCTTGAAAAACGCATTACCTGAGTTAAAGAAGATTTGGAGTAAGTAAAATGATTTACCTCCACGAAGTTCAATTAGATTTGAGTAGTAAGATTGAAGACGTTTTAACAGGTTTGGATCAGACTTATAGCATTGGGTTAATAAGAGCCCCTGTTTTAGTTTCTACACTCCCTGAAGAGAGAGTCACTCCTTCAACGTTTTTAAAGGTGGAAGACACTTCCGATCAATCTATAGAGGCTTTTTTTCGATGTTCGGGTAGATTGCTTTTAGATCTTTCTGTAGAGTCGGGCGAAGAAGTTACCACAAGTCTTATTCGTAACCTGAGTAGTGAGTTACAAAAACTGTTAAATCAAAGGAACATTACTGCTCATACTTATTATACCGGAGACGTTAAGAGAGTTTCTCGGTCTTCCTTAAAGGAAGAAAACGTTAACACGATAACATTTGAGTTTGAGGTGCAAGGCATTGAACGACCGATCTAAAGTTTGGGAATGCTCAAGCTGTGGAGCCGTCTTAGGCTACTTGGATGGGACGGACATCTTGCGTATTAAGTATAAGGATTTATACTTTTATGTAAACGTCATAAAGGGAGCTTCGTTGATAAAATGCTTATGTCGCAAGTGTGGTAAGGTTAATGAAGTTATGGCGAAGTCGATGAAGCCGAGCGGACCTGTCGTGTTCGAATTGGAGAAGTTTTTGTGAGAAGAATGCTGAGTTAATAAGAGAAAAAATTAATTGAGGAGGTGAGAATTAGTGAATACACCAACTTACAATAC